GCATTCTGAAAATATTGGGGGTGTATCTATTATGCCCCCAATAAACTGAGGTTAATATGCAATATTGGAAACATAAAAAATCGGGAAAAGTCGAAAGAATTGAATCAACAGTTGTTTTTGAGCATCCTGAAAAATTAGAAGAACTCAAAAAAGATTACGAACAAGTAAGTGGAGAAGATAATTGGACTCCATACGAAGAATCAGTTGAGGAATCTTCAGAAGAAGAATAAATTAAATAATCACAAGTCTCGTTCACGCTTGTGTCATAGCTTAGAGAGGGAGAAAAATGGCAGACCTACATACACATTCAGTACAAGAAGCAGTAAACGCTACAGTTGGGGGTAAATGGACAGTATCAACAGCAGGAACAGCAGGAAGTTCAGCAGACGTAGCAAACACATCACATAAACTATTATTAGGTAGCACATCTACATTAGGTGTATATTCAGCAGTAGAGATATATTATAACTTTACTACATCTGAAACAAACGTAAATGCTAGTAACGATTTACTAATACCAGCTAATACACAATTTTTTATTACAGTACCTAGAGGGTTAGGCAATACTGTATATTTTAATTTCAATTCTACTAGCACTACTACAGGTGCAGTAAGAATAGTGGAGATTTAATATGTTCGGTTCAATGGGGCAAACCAATGTCAAAAATCTTGGCAATGGTGGAACAATGGATGGCGATGTTACAATCACAGGAGATTTAACAGTTTCAGGTGGAATCGGACTTTCGCTATCAGAGGTAATAGAAGGCACATCAACAATAGATGTAACCAATACAGAAGCATTGCTTGTACGCAAGAACGGTGATGGTGGTGATGTATTTATTGTAGATACTACTAATGAGCAAGTAAAGGTTGGAGATAACTTTATTGTTAATGCCTCTGGAGATACTCCAGTCTTAACAATTACTGGCACAAGAAATGATATACTGTTTACAGAGTCTGATACTACCGACTTAAATACACTAGTAAGGCAACAGAGTGGTTTATTTAGAATAGATACAATGAATGATGCTTTAGATAATCCCACAAGAAGATTCACTATTGAACATTCAACTGGTAATGTTTCTATTGGTAGTTCAAGCCCTTCTGCAAGATTACATATTTTAGGAACTGGAGAATTATTTAGATTAGAAGGTGCTAATGCACAATTAAGAGTAGATAATAGCACTACAGATACAATTAATTTAAATGTTGCTGGTGGTAGTGATTCAATGACGTTATCTACTGGTAGCACTACTGCACTAACTATAGATTCAAGCCAGAACACAACATTGACTGGTAATCTTGCACTATCAGCATCCAGTCCACAAATAAACTTTAGTGGTAGTTCTGGTGATTATGGAACATTTGGTTATACTGAAGCTGACCCAGATGTATTTAAGTGGGCTTTATTTCAAAACTCAGGACAAATTGCATCTATAACAATTGATGCTGTTTCTGAAGCAAGTCCTTCTGCACGATTTAGATTTAATGTTGGTGGAGATACTGATTCAGCCATTGTAATAGATAGCAGTAAGCGAGTTGGTATAGGCACAGACTCTCCAACACAACTGCTACACATTGCAAGTTCAACAGATGCTTTTATACAATTAGAAAGAGTTGATACAAGTGTAGCTAATAATGATGCAATAGGTGCTATACTATTTAGAGGTGGTGAATCTTCTATAGCCGACATAGGAAGAATAAGATTACACGCAGATGCAGATTTTACAAGTTCATCTTCACCTACTAAAATGATTTTTGAAACCACTCCAAGTGGTTCGACTGTTGATGCTGTTGCACTTACGATAGACTCAAACCAAAATGTTGCTATTGGAAAATCCGCATTAGAATCAACAGATTCAAACTGGAGTTCATTAGAGTTGGGTGGTAATGGAGCATTGATAAATCATTCTGCATCTGGTGCTGGTAAAGCACTTATTGTATCTCAAAACGCCTATATGGGGTCTAACAACTTCAACACTGGTATGGATTATATGGATACCGATGAAGCAAGTTGTTATTTACAACACTCTGGTACACATACATTTAGAGTTGCTGGAAGTGGCACAGCAGATGCAAGTATAACTTGGACTGATGCTTTAGTAATTGCTAATGATGGCTCGTCTACTTTTTCTGGTGATGTAAATATATCTAAAGCTGGTAACGCTACATTAAATATAAAAAACTCTTCTGATGGTTTATCTGATGAAGGAGAAATTGGTACAATAGAATTTGAAGGAAGTGATGATTCTACTAATCGTGCAGGTGTTATGGCAAAGATTGTGGCAAGATATAGTGATACGGGCTCTGGTGATGCTATTGATGGTAGTGCTAATGAAGGTGGTAGTTTAGGATTTTTTACATCTATTGCAACAGGTGTTGGCGGTTCTCAAACACTTGCAGAAAAAATGAGAATTGAAAATAATGGAAATGTTGCTATAGGAACTGCAAGTCCCATTGATGGAGGAGGTAGTAAAACAGTATTAACTATAAGTGATTCAACTCAATCATTATTAGTTTTTGAAGATACTGGTTTTGAATCATCTGGAGATGGTTTAGGTATGTTTGCTTACAATGATGGAACGCTCACATACAGAACTGCATCAAGAAGTGGAACAGATTTTGCTGGATCAACTAATAGGTTTGTGATTGATGCCAACTCTAGGATTTCACTATCTAATAATGATAGTGGTACAAGCAATACCATCTTTGGTAAAAATGCGGGAGACTCAGATGGTGCTGGAGACCAAAATGTATTTGTGGGAGAATTAGCTGGAGGAACTGGAACTCAAACTGATGCCTCAGATGGCAATGTGGGAGTAGGATATAACTCTTTAACTAACCTTACTTCTGGATACCAAAATACTGCTATTGGCTCATATAGCTCTGATGACCTTACTTCAGCCTCATTTAACACAGCAGTTGGTAGGTCTACACTTGCAAGTTTAACAACTGGAGTTAGCAATGTAGCAGTCGGAAGAGCGACATTCTCAACTGCGTCTGACGATGAATCGTATAACATTGCTATTGGTAGTAGTGCATTAGGCTCGGCTAAACAAGATGGAACAGCAAGCAGTACAAATAGAGAAGTAAAACGAAATATAGCGATTGGAGAAGATGCTTTAAAGGGAGGTACATTAACAGGCACTAATCATCTTGAAGGTAATATTGCTATCGGGTATCAAGCAATGGATGCTACTGGAGCGAACAATCAAATAGGAACAATAGCGATTGGTACATTTGCATTAGGAGCATTAACATCTGGAGAAAACAACACTGTTTTAGGTTATGAAACAGCAAAACATAATGTCACAGGTGGATTAAATACTTGGGTAGGATACCAAGCTGGTCTTGGTGCAAGTGGACAAAGTAATAGTCAAAATACTGGTGTTGGATACAGGGCTGGGTACTCAATTACTACAGGAAGTAATAACACTTTTCTTGGTAGGCAAACTGGTCTTGTAATGACAACCGGGTCAGATAACACTTTCGTAGGAATGAACGCTGGTATGGGAAATGTCTCAGGAGTCAGAAGTGTTTCTATTGGCAATCAATCAATGTTGGGAACTGTTACTGCGGATGGTGCAGTAGCTGTAGGGTATGAAGCTCTTAAATCATTAACATCTGGAGCTGGTTCAGTAGGTATAGGTTATAGAGCAGGAGATTCAATTACAAGCGGAGATTATAACACCGCAATAGGATATGGAGCATTAGGATTAGAAACTACTGGAGACAGGAATACAGCAGTAGGATACAATTCACTGCAAAGTGCTAATGGTACTAATAATGCATCTAATACAGCAGTTGGATTTGAAAGTGGTAATGCTATTACTTCAGGATTTCATAATGTAACCATTGGTTCGAAGGCTGGTAATATTATCACTACTGGAGATTATAATGTAATGATAGGTGGTGAATCAGACCCATCTGGAAACAATGCACAAAATCAAATTGTAATAGGATACAATGCAACAGGACAAGCAGATAACTCAGTAACACTTGGTAACTCATCTGTAACTGATGTTTATATGGCACAAGATAGTGGTGCTACAGTTCATTGTGATAAAATTCAAATGCTCAATTATAGAATTATCCAAAAAGATTTTGGAGCATTATCTTCTGGTTCATCTCACGATATTGGAACTGCCAATGCAAATTTTGCTGGTACGATTAAAATGTGGACAAATCACAACAGTGGAAGTGGTTACATTGAATACAGTTTGGTTTATTCTACAAATGCAAAAGCATTATCATTAATTCATCAAAATCAACCTTATGCTCCTTCTACAGTAACATTAAGTCTTGATACATCAACTGGAACTATATCTACTTCATCATTATCATATAATACGGATGTACATATAGTAATTGAATCAATGAATACACAATTTACATTCGCATAAAAATAGGAAATAACAATGGATTGGAAACAATACGAATCAAAAAAAGGTCAAACAGTAGACTTTAAAAAACTTGAAAAAGTAGTGATGCCATCTGCTGAGGAAATAGTAGATGAAAATGGCGATATTATTTCAGAAGCTAAAGCAGAGGTAAAAGAAAGCTACATTGCACTATCTATTAAAAAGTGGAATAGTGAAACTGGTGAGGAATTACCAAATGAAGAAGTAGAATATACTTTATCTGAATTAGAAAGTAAAAAGTCTCAATACGAAGCTGATAAATTGGAATGTGAAAATCAAATTGCTGGATTAACATTAGCAATAGAAGATTTCAAAAAACTTTAATTAACTAAACAAGGAGTCAAAATGGCTAAAAAAGAAAATCAAACGCCTAAACTTGTTCTTAATGATGTTGAATACGATGTCAATAAGGATTTAAATGATGAACAAAAGCAAATGTATCTTCACTTGCAAAACATAGAGGATAAGATAAATAGTAATAACTTTATTCAACAGCAATTAGCAGTAAATAAAGATGCTTTTATTAGATTGTTAGAAGAGTCTCTTGCTAAATCAAATGACCCTTCTCCACATGATCCAGGAGATGAAAACGACTAATGATTATTAGATGTGCCTATGACCATGATGTGGTAATTCATTTTAATAATAAAAAAGGAATGACTAAAAAAGTGAAGTTGGCTGATGGAACTTTTACTACATTAACATATCCAGGAAGTAAAAACTACTTTCTTAGAAATGGTGAGAACATTATTAAAAAAAGTGACTCATTTAAAACCATTGAAGAAGCGTATGTGAAGGAGTGTGCAAATCTAAAAGACTCTGATGGTCATGGTCGCATTGATATTGTAAAGCATAAAATAGTAGATCACAANGTNGTTGAANGATGAAAAGCCCTTTANCAAAACTTGTATCTTGGCAATTAAAAACNGGGCAACTTGATGGATGGACTTCNTANCACATTGCCGCTGGTGCATTTNTATGTAAAGTATTCCANTGGTGGGGNTGGTCTAANTTTTGGTGTGTNNTGGGTGTCTTTATNATTGGTGTGTTATGGGAAGTTTTTGAATACTATATAGAAAATTGGAAACCTTATGGAAGTAAAAGAAGATGGGTATATAATACCNTTGCAGATATTATTGTTGAAACAGGCATAGCATGGTGGATGGTATTATGAGTATTGAATATGAAGTAGATTATGAAATTAGTACAAGTTATGATATTTCTGTTGTTTACACTTTCATCCCTTAATTGTTCTGGGGGTTGGAGTGTTGGAGGTTGGGAAATAACACCAACAGATACAAATACAGTTTTTATAGAAATAATGGACAAGGATTCTACATTGCATTATTATCATCATAGATTGTACCCAACTCAAAATTGGTGCTGGATTCATAATCAGTTTGAGGATGTTGTAAGAGTTGAAAACTAAAACATTGAATGATGAGTTGCAAATTCACATATCAGTTAAGTGGATGGTACAAATACTTATTATGGTGTTTACACTTACAGGAGCATGGTTTACAATCAATGCAAATATAAATGACAACACAAAAGAAATAGAAAGTATTAAAGAAGCACTGATTGAATTTGAAGAAAATCTTGATGAAAGAATGAAACCCCTGGAAGCAGAAAGAGAACAAAGATTAACAGAAATGAATAAAAGTTTACTAGATAAAGTATTAAGGAAGAATAATTGATGGATTTCATGGCAGTATATGGTGAAGCTGGAATGATAGGTGTTGTTGGTGCTATGTTTGTTTATTTAGTAATAAGTATGTCAAATAAATCAGCTAAACAACAAGAAGAATTAGAAGCATTAAAAGTAGAAAACAGAGGGCAATCTGAAACACTTGAAAACATGGAAGGCATGATTATTAAACTTATAAACAGATGGAATCAATCAGATGATAAGCTAGATAGAAAATTTGATGCAATGACATCAAGCATTAATGATTTAGATAATCAAGTCTCAAGAATAGATGGAAGTTTGTCTAGGATCAATGGAAAACACTAATGGCTAAAGACCCAAGATTAAAAAGGTTTGGTTTGTCTGATTACAACAAACCTAAAAGAACACCAAGACATAAAACAAAGTCTCATGTGGTACTTGCAAGATACAGGAAAGGTGGCAGAACTGTTACTAAGTTGATACGCTTTGGTATGCAAAATGCAAAGACTAATCAAACAGTTGCACAAAGAAGAGCGTTCAAATCTCGTCATAGAAAGAACATAGCAAAGGGTAAAAGTTCAGCGGCATGGTGGGCAAATAAGGTTAAATGGTCGCCTAGTAAAACTAGGAGTAAATAACATGGATTATGAAACAATAGATGAATACAGAAGTAGTGTCAAAGAAAGATTAGCAAGGATAGAATCTATTTTGCAAAGAGAATTACCAGATATAAAAGAACAGCTTAAAATATCTAATGGAAGAACAAGATCACTTGAAAACTGGAGAAACTACATTCTAGGCGGTATGGCTATAATAATTTTTTTATTTACTAATCTAAAATAGGAGATAACTATGAACATAAAATCAGTGGTATTAGGAGAGATAACAAAGCAAGTTGAAGCATCTATACCTGAACTTCAAAAAGGTTTAGAAGCTTTAGTTATTGACAAAATACAATCTAAAGAATTTGAAAAGGAGTGGGCAACTGCTTTGAATAAAAAACTGAATTTGCCATTTCTTAATGAAGAACAAGAGCAAGAACTGTTTGAAACTATGATAGACAAAGGCACTGATATTGTTGCTGGTATTATGTCAAAGCTTCTTAAAGGTAAGTAATGATTGACTCAATGCAAATGCTAACAGTCATTAAGGAAACCCTTGAAAAGATGGGTTCTAAATATGCTAGTCATGATGCACAAATGCTTGTTTACAGGACTGGCTTGGTTGAATCTAAATATAAGTATATTATGCAGAAAGGTGGTTCAAACATAGCTAGAGGATTTTGGCAGTGCGAACCATGGGTGATGGTTTCTTTGTGTAATGATTACTTGCAGTATAGAAAAGACCTACTAAAAAAGGTTGCTGAAATATGCTATCTTGATTGGAGTTTTTTCACTGCACCTGATGAGGATAAGTGGAGAAATATACTTACAACCAATCTTATTGCTGGAATTGTTGCTTGTCGGCTACACTATTGGAGAGTACCACACCCTATGCCTAAAACACTTGATGAACAAGCTGAATATTGGAAACGCTGGTACAATACTTCAAAAGGTGCTGGAACTGAAGAACACTTTAAAGAAATAGTCATGAAATATGGCTAATGATATTGTCCAAGATGTTGAAGGTAATATTATAGGTTGCAGATATTGTGGTAGTAGAAGTATTAGAAAGTTTGGGTATCTATATAGGGCAACTAGCAAAAGACAACAATGGATGTGCAATTCTTGTGGTAAAAGAACTGTCAATCCAAGCATACTTGAAAAGGCTGAATTTGTAAAAGAGATAACTGATCCAGACTATATACCAATAGAAGAATTAATTGAGCATAGAAAAAGAAAATACTCAGTAAAGGTAAAGGGAAAAGAATCAAGAAGATTAATTAACATTGATATAAAAACCAAAGGTGCTATTGGAATTTGTCATTTTGGTGATCCTCACATTGATGATGATGGTACAAACATTGCTGATATTTACAAACTATGTGATTTAATAAATAATACAGATGGTATGTTTGCTGGAAACTTAGGAGATGTGCAAAACAACTGGATTGGCAGATTGTCTTTTTTGTATGGTCAGCAATCTACTACTGCAAAAGAATCATGGAGGCTTACAGAACACTTTGTGAATAGGGTAAATTGGCTGTATTTGATAGCTGGAAACCACGATGTTTGGTCAGGTGATGGTGACCCCTTAGATTTTATAATGAGGGATCACAAGGGGGTATATGAAAAATGGGGTGCTAGGTTGAATCTTAGGTTTCCAAATGGTAAGGAAGTAAGAATAAATGCTAGGCATACATTCAAAGGATATTCAATGTGGAATACTGCTCATGGGGTAGCTAAAGCGGCACAAATGGGATGGAAAGACCACATACTTACTTGTGGGCATATTCATGTGTCAGGNTATCAAGTTTTAAAAGACCCAGCATCAGGGTTAATTTCTCATGCCTTGCAAGTTGCAAGTTTTAAGATTTTAGATGGCTATGCTGATAAGTTAGGTTTAGATGATAAAAACATATTTAATGCACCAGTTACAATTATTGATCCAGAATATGAGGATGATGATAACAGGCTTATTACAACCATATTTAATGCCTATGAGGGTGCAGAGTACCTAAAATGGAAAAGATCAAAGAAATAAGGACAAAAAAAGAAAACATAAATGCTTTTGATGTGATTATGAAATGCAAAGAGTTAGCAAGGCAAATAGATTTATCTAATGTAATTTTAGATAATACAAGTATTGATGAGAAAGAAATGATTATTAAAATGGTAGAAGGAATAAGAAGCTTAGAATTAGAAATTATTGGATTTGAACCATTTAAACCAAAGGCACAAGCATGAGTACCTATCAAGCAACCTTTTGTAATACAACAACAGATTTGCTATTTATAGAACCAAATATATCAGATTACGATGGTAAAAGGGTGCTTCCTAGCAACTTTACTACAACAGACACTAGTAACCTATACCAACTTAATAATACAGGGTTTGTTGGGCAATTATACAAGGATGGGGTTGAAATGACATCTGTAACAGATACCCCAAATGCAGATAATGAATATAATTATTCTTCTAGTACAGACTCATTCCAATTCTTCCTAGCATCATCATCTGTATCTGCACTTAATTCTAGCGTGTTTGAGGCATCTAAAGACTGGGCTGATTTAAAGACTGAAGCAGTCAATCGTGCCAGTGACTTTGTTAGAAGTTACCTCCCCTTTCCAATATACCCTAACAAGGGAGTTGGCACATCAGATGCCTCCTCATCAATCTTTCCTGAGATTATTGTAAGAAGCACAGCAATTATGGCAGTTGAATCTCTTATTAGACCTTATGATGTAGAAAAAGCAGATCAAATAAAATCACAAGCAATTAATGATGAAGAAACTGGGTTTCTTGATAGGCTTAGAAAGGGTGAAATAACACTATATCAACAAGAAGATGAAAGTAAGTATAGGGGTATAATAAGAGTTGTTTCTGTTGATTCTAATACTACTGGTGGAATTGTAGATGTAAAAGGTAGGTCATCTTATCCCTGGGATGTTATAAAAATTATAATCACAAATGGTGGCACATTTACTGCTGGGGTTGCCAACACTACAGTAAAATTTAGTTCATTCATAGGTAATGAAAATGGATTGAAATTAGAAAGAATGGCAAATGATGAAATTATTGATGGTTACTGGCAGTTAGTTGGTCACAGTATGTATGTCAGGTTTAGCCCTGGATTGTACGTTACAAACGATGAATTTGAATTAGAAGTTAGTGGGCAACTAGATCAAAGGCTAACACCTATTAAAACAGTTAGAACAAGTAGGTATTAATGCCAACAACATTTACTAACATAATATTTGATGAAGTAGTTGAAAACCTTGCAAAATTAATAAATGATGAATTTAATATTTCAGTACATTATGATGAACATAAACCCCCACAATCTTTTTTGCTTACAGCACTTAATGATGATTTTGTTACTAATTTAAGCACAGGGATGCAAAGAGAATACACTGTTGAAGTGGGGTATCAATTAAAGTTAGGTGGTCAATACAATAAGAACAGTATAAAACAAGTGAGCAATGTAATGGAAAGATTTAAAAGATTAATATTTAATAATAAAATTTTAAGCAGTGGTTCACAATGGTTTGATGCTCAAGTTACAAATATAACATATGAAAGGGATGAAGATGATGGTTCATTACTTTCAGCCACTGCTACATTTACTTGTCAAAATACAGAGGTTATAACATGAAAATAAAAGGCAAATTAAATAAATTACATAGAGTAAACCCAAATGGGGTGCTTTGTGAAAGTGGTTCATTAGATAAACTCAGGTCTGGTGAAGTCATAGAGGCAACTGAGGAAGTGGCTCAAGAACTTCTTGATATGGGGGTTGTTGAGAAAGTAAAAGGAAAATCAAAGAAGGAGGCTAAATAATGGCTGATACAAGAGTGCTTCCAATTAGTAATGTCAAATATGGCTTGAAGGCAGAGACAACTTTTGGAGTAGGATTAGATAGTTCAGGTAATGATGGAACAGCATACATTACACAACCAGTGGTACAGGCAAGTAAACCAACATTTAATATTCTTAGAGAATCAAGATTATTAAGTGGTAGGGGTCTTGTCAAAAATGCTAGTGATACCATTGTAAATACAAGAGGTGGTACAGTTACTATGCCTTTTGATATGATAGCAACACCAAAAACATTAGTACAACACGCTATGTTAGTTGGTCAAGAAAATGGACAAAGTGGATCAATATTGCATGAAATGGAAATTGATGGAACAAGCAACCCAGCTTCCATAGGTGAAGCAATAGGAGGCGATGCAATACCTCATAGTGTTAATTTAGCTTACTATCCAGCCGCAGGTGAGGGTATAAAGTTATGTGGTGTTGTTGTAAGCGATTTAACCATTGCTGGAGATGTAGGAGCCAATAATGGATTAGTCTCTATTAGCGGTAATTACTTTAGTGGATTTAGCAATCCTGTAAGCACATCAACAGTTTTAGAACAAACATTTGATGGTACATGGGTTGAACCTCAAACTACATATTTTAATGTTATGGATTTTGACACAAGAACATTAGATGTTGATGGGCAAGATGATAGAAGTTTTATCATGAAAGCATTTTCTTTTAATATCTCAAATGGTGTTAATAGAGTTGGTGCTGATACGAATGGTAATGCTGAATTATATGCTTTCCCTGAATATGTGGTGACTGGTTCTATCACTATTAAACTAGATGATGAATTTGACTATGGTGCAGATAATAATGTGATTCAAGACTTTTTAGATGGTGACACAATGACATTAAATTTAATTTGTGGAGATAGTTCACCAAACGCTTCAGGTGAAATGGAAATAACAGCAGAAGTACAATATACTGGTGATCCTGGTCAAGATATTTCTGAAAATGGTATATTCCACACACTTGAATTTGAATGTGTCCAAAATGGAAGCAATGAAGCATTTAAACTAGAAACATTTGAAAATACTGCATTAACAGCAATGTAATCTAATTGGGAGGTAATTATGGTTGTTGATACACCACATGGTGAATTTGAAGTAAAGGATATAACTAGGAAAGAAAGAAGGAAGTATTATAAGAAAGTAAAGAAAGTTTTTACTTCTGAAAATATTACTGAACTTCATGAACTTGGTGATGAATTTACTTTACTGGCTTTTGGTAATGAAAAAAAAGCTGATGAAGCATTAGGAAATCTTTCAGCAGTGCAAGAAGATGAAGTGCTTACAGCAATCATTGGTGCTTATATGGGATTAGATTTGGGAAACCTTACTGGCGATTGAGGACTGCGGTTTGGTTCTCTAATTATGGAGTTCCTGAAAATAGGTTTGAACTACCCTATGATGCCCAATCGCCAACATTGTTTAAGAGAGTTAGGTTTGAAAATAAACAGGACATTATAGATGAAGTTTACAGAATCATTAATGAATCTACTGAAAAAGGGTTTGATGTAGGGCAAAGTATGTTTTATCAATTACCTTTTTTCTGTAATCCCTCTATAGTAATAAGTGATTGGTGTTGGCACATGATTACTGATTATTTTTCTGTTACCAAATTTAATGTTCCTATTTCAAAAGACCTTGATTCAATGGATGCTTGGATGATGGATTGTTTTACTGTGATAGAAAACGAAATACAAAAAATATCTAACCACGAAAGGAAAAAGAATGGCAGTTAAAAACCTTATATTAAAATTAGGATTAAAAGGAGTAAGGGGTACACAAAGTGGTTTAGGTGCTATTGATAGTGGTGTAAAAGGCATCACTAAAAGTGTATTAAAAGCTGGGGCAACATTCTTTGCCGCAAAAGGTATCATTGAAGGTGTAAAAACAACTATTGCTGTATCAAGTCAATTACAAGCTGTTAAATCTGGTTTTGATAATTTATCTCAAGGTATAGGAGGATCAGAAGAGACTTTAAGAAAACTTCAAGATGCAACTGATGGTACAATAGATAATATTGAATTAATGACACAAGCAAATAATGCTATGTTGCTTGGTATATTTGAAAACAATGATCAAATGTCAGAGATGTTTGATGTTGCACAAAGGCTTGGTGCGGCACTTGGAAAAGACACTGCTTTTGGTGTTGAATCATTAGTTACTGGTATGGGTAGACAATCAAAGTTGATGCTTGACAATCTTGGTATTATGGTTGATACTAATGAAGCAAATGAAAGGTTTGCTAAATCACTTGGCAAATCAACTAAAGAATTAACTGATCAAGAAAAGAAACAAGCATTTAACAATGAGACAATGAGACAAGCAAAATTGCTTGTAGATGGTTTAGGTGAGGAACAGCTTACAACTTCACAAAGAATAGATATTTTAAGGTCATCTGCAACAAATTTAGCTGGTACATTAGGAACTGCACTTACACCAGCATTTAACTCTGCATTAGATATTTTATCAAGTTTTTCAAGGGATGTATCAAGTGCAGTCAACTTTCTTGCTACCATTGATTTTAGTGCCACTGCTGAAAACATTAGAAACAATCTAACTGCACTTTTAACTGCTGTAAGAGAGCAATTAAGAATTAATTTTGATGCTGTGCCTGAACTTTTTCAATTTGCACTTGGTAAAATAATTCCTATTGCTAGAAACATATTTACTAATTTAGTAGAAGGTATAAAGAATATTGCATCATTTTTATTTGAACCAGTGGTAATATTTGCACAAGTAGTTTCTGCAAAAGTTCAAAATATTTTTATTGGTATGTTCAATATTATTAAAGAACAATTTAATATTTTTGCAAATTCATTTTTAGGTGAGAAACTTGGCATAGAAAAATTAGAAATGTCTGATTTTATAGATGTTGATGCTATATCATCACAATTAGCAGAAACAGATATTGCACAATTTTTTGGAGGTGAAAATCAAGTTCAGACTTTATCAGATTTTACAGAAAGGACTAAAGCAATATGGGGTGATTACTTTAAAACAGTTGCAGTATTATCAAAAGAATCAGGTGAGGTTGTGACCAAAAGTTTAGATGCAACTGGTAAATCTGCTGAAAAAACTGGTGATCAAGTAGAAGATAGTGCTATAAAACAAGCAATAGCAACAGGGCAAAGTTCTGATAGTATTTTAGGAGCAGTTAGAAAAGTTATACAAGCAAGATTTGCTTCAATGATGGCTGATATACTAGCCAAAGAAATAGGTGGAAAAGGTCTTTTAGGCTTAGTAACTGGGGCGGCATTGGCGGCATCTGCTACAAAATTATTTGATAGTTTAGTTCCTAAATTTGCTGAAGGTGGTATGGTACAAGGATCAGGAAATCAGGATACAGTTCCAGCTATGCTTACCCCTGGTGAGGTTATTTTGAATCAAGCACAACAAGAAAACCTTGCAAGTAATATGGGTCTTACTGTGAACATTTCAGGTGGTGTAGTTGATGAATCTTATGTAAACAATGAACTTATACCAGCAATCAATAAAGCTACCTCTTTAGGTGCTACATTAAATGCTTAGTTTTGATACAGACCTTAGTAACAGCCTTAAAAATGCAAATACAACAGCATTTTGGGTAATTAAACTATATTATAATGATGAATCTAATTTTATAGGTTTATCAGATATTGACAGACCAGATGGTAGTGATATGTATTTTGGTCTTATATCAAGTTGGGGCAACCTATCACAATCATGTAGTTTTTTTGACTTTAATACCTCTACTGGTAATATGTCCATTAGAATTATAAATACAGAAAGATCAATACAAGGAGGAAGGTTTTCAGACTTATTTGCTACTAATAATTTTGGTAATAGAAAATGGGAGTTGTTTTTAAATACAAATCAAACAAGCACATTTGATACTTCAACAAGAATGATTGGTACAGGGGTAATCTCTGGAGATATTAAATATGATTATAATTCTTTGACATTGACACTATTAGATATAAGTGCAAAAAAACATAAGATTGTACCAGTATCAACAGTTGACTCTTCTACTTATCCAAATGCACCTAAAAACAATAAAAACAAACCAATTCCAATGTCTTATGGTGATTTTTATGAAAAAACAGACATTGGAACTATACCGACAACTCACTTTCATCAGTTTAAACAATTTTATAAAAGTGCTTTCCCAGCAATAATAACTGATAAATTTGATGTTGGTGAAGGTGCGGTTGAAGCACATATTGATATTCAATCAATGCACACTTTAGATAATGAAAATGTATATTATTATAAAGATGGCAAATATGCTACTATTACAGGAACAACACCAGATACATCAAATAATCCTAAAATTGAATTTACTGGTAGTAGATGTAAAGTGTTTTACAGTTTAAGTACATCTGGTTTAACATCAAGTTTTAGTTCTTCAAATTTGAATAATCAAGTTGCAAACCTAGCAAATGCTTCAAATGGTAAATTTAATGATTCAGCTAATGCAAGAATTACTGTAGGTGGTGGCATTACTGGTACTGTTAATTATGCTATTGAATCAGTATCAAAGTTAGGAGAATTTGTAAGTGGAAAAGCATTAGCTAAGTTTGGCACAGTAAGTGGTGATTTTAGTGCTTTGAGTTTAGTTAAAATTGCTAATCAAATTTTTGGTGATCCTGATACAAATGAAGAATTAGAAGCTGATTTTAATTTTAGTTCTGATGAACAATCATCTTGGGATTTAATAGGCAATGTTGCAGTTACAGTATTTTCAAATAGTGGTACAAAGTTTGTTGAAATTGCTGAATTAGGTGCAGTGATTGAATTTGATATAGATAGCATTGAAACTCATACTTATACAGAATTATTTGAAGAGGTAGTAACTACATCTCATTCTGTAGAAACTCAATGGGGTGAAAGGGAAGTAGAATACATCAATGAAACAGTTACTAAATCAAGAACAAAAACAGCAAATACACCAGCCAACATTGAATACATTTATGCTTCTGGAAAAGGTAGAAAATATGGTTCTTGGATAGATGCAGATTCAAGAAATAATGGGTTCAATGAAAATGATTTAATTGAAAACCCAATATACATAATTGAAGATATATTAAGAACTGAGCTTTCATTGTCATCATCAGATATAGATTTTGCAAAGTTTGACACTGCTGGAAACACTACCAATGGACACATTGCAGAACCATTTAATGATTCAGTTACAGATATAAAGTTTGCATTTAGCCAACCAAAATTTATTAATTCAAGAGATTTAATTAATAGAATCTGTAAACAGGCATTTAGCTATTTTTATTTTGGGGGTGATGGTAAGGCAAGAATAAGAACACTTATGCGTCCAACAGATTCATTTTCAAGAGATGTAAGTATTAATTTTGATGACATTAATTTAAAATCAATATATAAAACTAAATTAAATACAGTAAGAAATGATATTACAATTAATTATAATTATGATTATGGAACTGATCAAAATTTAAGTGAAGTGAATAAATCTGATTCAACCTCTAAAGGCACAACAGTAGATGGTAATAATCAAACTCTTAAATATAATGTTGATGCTGAAAACATTATTGATGATACAACTGCAACAAAAATGGCAAATGGATATAAGGCAATACTTAAAGATAGAAAAATAAAAATTGATTTTGATATATTAACCCCAAAACATAATAATCTAGAAATTACTGATCATTTTAGTTTTACTAATTTTGATGAAAGTATTAAACTATATGGAACAGCTTATAGTAATGATATATTTATGATTACATCTATATCAAAGAACCCTGAAGGGTGTTCCATAAAAGCTATAAAGGTAGATGAATAATGGCCAACATGGATATAAAAACACCTAAATTTTTTACAGATCACATAAACTTTTTAATGGCAACTGGAACTGCACAAAATGGAAACTTTGATGTTGTTAGTGGATCAGATATAATTAACACTTTCAATGCTGGTAGTGAAGCAGAACTATTTGATATGCGACCAATGAACCAGGTTCATTTTGAAACTTCTGCAAGTGCCACAGTAAGGGCTGATCATGTATTAGTTAATTTAGATTTAGGCACTAACTTATTTAATTGTGACTTTATTGCCTTGCTAAATCATAACATGAAAAGTGCTGAAGCAAAGGTAAGAGTTGCACATAGTGGAACAGAAAGCAATGTACAATCTGCTGATATGGGTTCAGCAACAGCCATATCTGGAGTATCTGAAGTTGTAAATGCTGATAATATTGGAAGTAATGTTGTTGAACCAGCAACAGATGGATCAACTATTTTTACATTTAATTCTAGCACAGATCAATATTGGGGTATTCAATTTGAAGGCACTAATTCACAGGGTAGTGTGGCGGCAACTAATGGTACTTTTAATTCTACTTATGATTTGAAGATTGGGTGCTTGTTAATTGGCGAATCATACACCATGCCTCATGCACCAGATATTAGATTAACAAGAACAATAGTATATGATGGAGTTTCAATACAAACTTCTAGAGGTGGTCAAAAGTTTGGCAATGCCTCACATTTAGGTAGAAGGTTTGCTAATGCAAGAAGTAAATCACCATTTGCAACTTCAACAAATGCCTTTGGTGTTTATGGTGGTAGAATAAATTATGATATGTCTTTTAGTTTTATTCAAAGCAGTGACCTGATGCCTACAGCTTATGATGCAGAGGTCACTGGAAGTGATACTGTTGTTAGTGATGTTTGGAATAGAACAAAAGGCAATTTGATACCTTTTGTATTTTGTAGTGACTCAGCAGATGTTGGTGATGATGCAGAACAATCTTATCTATTTGCAAGATTCAAAGATAATAAATTAAATATGTCTCAAGTTGCAGATAAATTGTTTAGTATAAAATTTAATATAGAAGAAGAGTTTTAATTAATTATAATAATGTTTAAGTTTCTACCCTAAATGGCAAGGGTGAACAGGGTGTTAACTCCATTACATCCTTATTCATAATATAAAGCACCCTTGCCACTTTCCCCACCCCTTAGAGTTAACTAACCCTATAAATAAAAAATAAAACTCTTTGTTTTTTGAAAAAACCAATATAACATTGGGTATGAATAAAATAAACAATATGGAGTTATCAATGAAAAAGCTATTTGGTCAATTTACCGAAACATTAAATACAGTAGAAATAGGTGAAGTTGTTGATATGTGTAATACTTATTCTACTTTAGGAGTTTGTACTGATATTCATTATAATGAAAATGGAATAAGGGATTTTGTCATTTTTCACAATTATAAAAAAAATGGAAGTGCTGGTAAACTATCTAAATGTTTTTTAAAACCTGAATCATATGTAAAGCTAGGTTTGAAACATGGATGGAAAGATTGTGATCCTTATGTAGAATGGAAAAGGGGGTAAGTAATGGAGAAAAGAGTACCACATGATTATATGTATCATGCTGAAATTATGTATGAAGGTGAGGTTGCAATGAGGTATACTTGTGCAGTTGGCAATACAATGGAAGAACTGCTAAATGACATAGATAAAGAGTTCAAAGAAGTACAGCATAGGATGCCTGAAATAGTTGAAGCCTTAGTGTTTCCAAATGGAATAAATAAAAACATTACCAATCTAGTAAATAGATTATATTATCAAAGGGAGGAAAAATAATGCCATATCCAATGTTAAATAAACACAGTCAAAAGCAATACCTTGAACTTGAAACAGTTGCAATTAATTTGTTCACTGCTGTTCAATCACTTATGACTATTACAGAGGGTGAAGATTTAGATTCAGATTCACAAAAACTAATACACTTTGGAGCATTATGTATAAGAATTAATAAGATAGTGGAAGAGTACGCACCTAAAATCCAGAAGGTTGAGGATGTCATGTTTAAGGGGGACTCCGCAACTACAAACCCACCTTTGACTCAGCCTTCTGGTAATGTTCAAATAACAGTAAATAAAAGGGAATATGGGCATATTATAGAGGCTTTAGAACACTTTGCTAATATGTACCCAGATAGCAAGGTTGCAGATGAATTTCAGCAAATAGCAAATGATTTGAAGGATTTGAAATGAGTTATTACAACACAACTTCTGAAAAAGGTCAAGAACTAAAAGAAAGTCATAGAAAGGCAAGAAGTCAGGAAGAACTTATATATTCTTATTTTTGTACTTATGGCAAACCATTAAGCCCATCTCAGGTTCTTGACAAATTAAATCTTAACTGTCCAATCACATCTATTAGAAGGGCAATGACAAATCTTACTGATGACCATAAAATCATAAAGACTAATATAAAGGTTGAAGGTTTGTATGGTAAGAAAGAGCATCTTTGGAGACTCAGAACAACTGAAGATGATAATAACCCAGATCAATACACTTTATTTTAAAGGAGTAAAATATGAGATATTATTGGGAAGTATTATTTAGCACAGAGTATTTTCCTTATTGGGAGTTTACTATGCTAATGATGTTGGCATTAAACATAAGTATTTTATGGAGATTACACAGAATAGAAAACAAGATGGATCAAGAATGATTTTAATAGATATATCAGAATACTTATTAAACACAATCTTGTTTTTGTTTGTTGTTCATTATATAATTTTTTTAATAAATAAATGGAAAGGGGATAAATAATGTTAAACTTTATTGAAAGGGTGATAGAAT